GCATTGACTGTTCCATTATCAGCAAGGTTGCACCTTCTTCTGCCACCGAAAGCAAGGATGCTGTCAAAGTCTGCCCCAGGTGTTTTGCCAACTGCACCTGCAAGTCTTGTGAATGTTCTGTTTTCATAGTCAACTTCAACACCCACAATGTCATCATCTGTGTAGCCAACATAACCTGCCAGGTCAGCAATTTTTGCATTGATTTCAATGACATCTGCTTGTGTTGCAACCGCAGCAGGGTTGACTATAACAGTAACATTTTCTGCATTCCCAACAGTAATCACAAAGTCAAATAAGATTCCACTTGATGTGATACCATTGTAAGGGGGCATATATCCTGCCTGAATTGCCCTTGCCACTGCATAAAGGATTTCACCTTCATCAGGGTCAATTGCATACAGACCAATGGTGTTGACTGTATATCCAGTCACCAAGTCTTTGTTGTTCAAAGCACCTTTTATATTTACAGAAGTATTATTGATTCTGCTGATGCTTGAAATTTCCGTTGACTGCTTAATATTAGTCAGGGAAGTCAATCCTGATTCAAGCTGTCCTTGTGTGTAGACAGTTGTTGATGTTCTGATTGCAGAAAAGTTGCATGTTCCGCTTCCTGCAATCAACTTTGACATCAATGCATGTCCTTTTGGTTGAATTACAAATGAACTGAATTCTGCCATGATATTTTTCCACCTTTCATTTCATATACTCGTTGCAATACTTATTATTTCAGTGCCTGTGATTGCATTGGCAAATCTCAAATCACTGACTTCATCAAATGTTTCTTTAATGTCATTGGTGATGAACTCAATGTTTGTGTAAGTGATACCACTTCCCAACATTATGTTAGCACCTGTTTTTGCATCCAGGATGTTAATTGATTCAACAACCAAGTTGCAGGGGAGAACTGTTCTGAACAAATAAGCCAAAGCATCCTGCTGACCATGCTTTTCAAGATGTGTAACAACTTGAATTTTGTACTGGTCATTGAAGAAAGTTATTTGAATATTGTCATTACCCTGTAATGCAGTAAGTTTTGAAAGAAAAGATTTCAAAGTGTAAGGAACAACCTCATTCCACCTTGTCAAAACCCTTGACCGCCTGGAATCCAATGTGTCAGTTGGTAAAGGATAAATTCCCAACATTTTTTCAAACCTTGCAATGCCTTTTTCACTGCAATACATGATAAATGTATTATCCAACACCACCTGACCTTCATCACTAACCGCTTGAAATTCAGGATTTTCAGCGGTCATTATTGCTTGAATTTCCCTGTACCCTTGAAGGAAGGGTGGAAGATAATCAATGAGAACTATTTCCCTGCTCATGGTGTTACACTTCCCAATACAGGTATTTGATAGGTGGTCAGGGTCAGATTATTTGCATCACCATTGATGGTTGTTCCTGAAATATCAATGATGCCTTCGATTGCAAGCAACCTGGTTTCAATCTGTGCAATTCTCACAATTAAACTTCCCTGATTTGCCCAGTCACTTCTTAATTCAAGCATATAATCTTCAAGTGCTGCAATTGCTTGTGTTTGTAGTGCTTCCCATGAATACCCAGTGTCAAAGGTTATATTTGCAGCAATATCAACTGTTACTTCTTCAACAGTGTCAACTGTCACAATGTGTCCGATAGGTGCAATTCCCCAACCTTTACCTTGTGGGGAAGGGTCAATTGCATTTTGAACAGCATCAATCAAAGTTGAACTTGCTTTGTTATAGGTTGCATCAAGAATGGTAAGCTTGACAGTTCCACCGCCATCCCAAATAGGTGTGACCTTTGTTGAACCAACCCCAGGAATGGAATTGGTTTTTGTCAGGTAATCAGTAACATTACCACCATAGCTTTTTTCACCAAATGATGCAAAATACCGTTGTCTGAAAACTTCCGTATCTTCTTCATCTTCACCTGGAATAAGAACCTGTGTCAATTTTGCTGTTTCAAGTCCTTCGATGTAATCAATTGGGATGATGTCATCCAAGTATTGGTTTCCAATAGTTCCTGCTGTTTCACATTGCACTTTGTAAACACCAGGTGAAATCAGTTCAGTGACAACATAGTTCAATGAACCAAGGTTGAACCTTTTATTCAGAACATCAATGCTTGAAGGGGTGAATTCGCCTTTCAATATCGCATGGGTTGCAGGTTCAGGTGTAAGACCCCTTTCTTTTGCCCTTCGGATAAGATATTCCCTGGAAGCAGTGTCACCAAATGCTTCATTCAGTATCATGTCAAATTGCATGTATGCCAAAGTAAGTTCTACCGCAGCAGGGGCAAGGGCATCATATATGATACTGCCTTCACGCTTGTTCAATGTGTCAGGAACTCTGTCAAGCATCCTCTGCAAAATGACTTCATAAGTCATATTTTCATACATCAGAAATTCACCACCTTTTCTGTTTCGATATCACCATAAATGGTGTGTACAGTGAAGCGACAGGTTATTTTTCCTTTGTTCACTTCAAAGTCAAAGTTGTCAACACTGATGATTCTTTCATCCCAGGTCAAAGCTTCTGTAATTCGCCTTTTTAGTTCGGGAATCACATAACTGATTGGTTGACCGTATAAATCAACAAGTTCAATTCCATAATTCCATGAATAAATCACATATTGGTATCTTTCAGTGTTCAATATGTGATAAACTTCTTGAACCATTGCTTCAAGTCCGTCAGCATATCCCAGGATGATACTTTCATCAAGGTGCATCTTGTATGTTTTGCTTGGTTGTTTTTCAATTTCAAAATCCTGTGTAAGAAAGCCATTGGTTGACGGTATCATGTTATCAACCTATCCAATACAACATATTGCTGACCACCTTGCATCCTCAAAAGAAGAACAGTATCACCGACAACCAAGCTATTATGAACGGTAATTTCCTTTTTTCCTTTGACCTGATGCTTGTGTGTATTGCTTCCAGTGGTTGAACTGCTGCCATCATCTGTGTGTGAATGACTGTGGGTATTATCTTCTGTGTAGTGGTCAACAGTGATGTTGGTTTTGAAATCAGTCACATTCCTGGTCAGAATCAACTGTGCTTCTGTAAGGGTCAGCTTTTGTTCCACATTTACTTTTAGTGGTGAAATGGAAGTGACCTTGCCAAACATTACTGCACAGGGTTTGGAAGCTTCAACAGCATCCAAAGCTGCTTTCTTTATCAATTCAATTAGATTAGGCAATGAATTCACCACCTTTCAAGGTTAAGTCCATTTTGTGTTCACTCTCATTGAAAATGTGCTTGCACTTTTCAACAAGCATGAAATTTTGAACTGCAATGTCGCCCAGGTTCAAATTTACAACAACCATGCTTCCTGCCCTGACTGATAGATGCCCAAAGGCATTTGTGATTTTCAGGTTTCTTGTCTTTACATTGTAAAGTGAAAGAAGGGCATCAGCCTTTGCTTTTCCATTTTCACCTTCCTGCAAAGTGTCATAATATTGCAGAATACCCCAGTTGTTCATGTTATTTGAATCCTGTGCAATATAAACTTCCCTTTTTCCTGTTTTTTCGTTCTCATACACAAGCTTGATTTTGTTATAGGTCTGTGAATCAATGCTTGATGTATAATCAAAGTTTTCGCCAGTTTCTTCATCAATGACCACACCAACCTTCATATTTTCAAGTGATTTCAAGGTCAGCTTTCCAAAGTCATCATACAGAACATACATGGTCTTTTTATTCATCAGTTCCAAATCCAGTGCATTCTGTATCATGTCCATTAGTGTTGTGTTATCCTCAACCCTGGATGCTATAATGTAGCTTGTTTTTTCAATTGTTCCAAGGTTTAAGTTGTAATCATCAGCAACCATCTTGATGAAGTCTGATGCAGTCTTATTTGTGTAAACATAGGTGTCTTTATTTTTCAAATACCGCAGTTGGTCATAAGCTGTAACAGTGACGTTCTGCTGTTTATCACGCTTTTTTGAAAAGACAAACCCATAAAAAAGCTTCACACCATCAACAACCAATCTGACAGGGTTTCCTTCGGTGAAGTTAATGTCTTGGTCTTTGATGACTGTGAAGGTCAGCTTTCCAGGTGAACCTTTTCTTTCCGTATCCCATGTAATGCCTTCCTGAACAACAGGGGCATACACTTTGTTTCCGTTCTGAATCAGCAATTCAACATTCAAAGTGTCACCCCCTTATACAGGTAAAGCCAACACTTGACCTGGATAAATCACATTTGGATTTTTCAGAACACCTTTGTTTGCTTCAAATATTTTAGTGTACTTTGAACCATCACCATAATACTTTTTGGCAATTGCCCAAAGTGTATCACCTTTGGCAACTGTATATGATTTTGCTGTCACCTTTGGTGCAGGGGATGATTCAGCAGGTCTTGTGTTTTGCACTGTTGCAACTGGTTTTGATTGTTTGATGGTAACATTGACAGTCTTTGATCCATAATCTCTGTACTGCTTCAACTTTATTTCCACATTCACATCAAAACCATTCTTTGAATCTTCGATTATTTTATAATCTTCCAAGCTGACCTTGATATTTGTATCAAACAGAAGCTTTCCATTTGGGAATGTTCTTGACACAATGAACTGGAATGGTTTCTGACTTGTTTTTAATTGTTCCAGTTTATCAAGGAAAACATCAGCTTTCTGAAAACCGTTCTTATATACTGCAAATGGATATTTTGTCTGTGGTAACAATGCTGTAAAAGATATATCTGTCAAGCCTGGTTTCTTCAAAATATTGATTTCACCATCATTTATCAACACCATGGTCTTGTTTTTGTTGTCAATACTGATGGTTAATTTTGAAGGGGTAACAGGCAACAGCATTGCATCCAAATAAAAATCATAAGCCATTAAGCATGCACCCCTTCCGCAACCATTTCAAGTGTTTCCTGAACTCTTTCTTCCAGGTAAGCAACAACACCATCAAGGTCAACTTCTGAATTCGCAGCTTTAATGTCAGAAGAAAAGTTCACTGTAAGTTCAGCAGTAGTGAACCTGTTTACAGCATCCCTTTCAGCAATATCACGCAAATATTTTAGTTCTTCACCTGACAATTCAACTGAACCTGCAATGCTGTTGGTATCATCAGCTATGTCAGCAAGATATTGTGATACATCCAAGCCTGTACCGTCATATGCAGTTGATTCGGGTGCTGTTGCACCAAATTTTTTAAGAAGCGCATTCATTGAAAGATTGTTGTCTATCCAATCGCTGATTCCTGCACCAACTTCCGCACCTGCTGCATATGCACTTGAACCCCAACCTTCTTCAAAGGTGTCAAATGTGTGGAAGGCATCACTTACACTGCCATATTCAAAAGTATTGTAAGCTTCTGACACGCTTTCATATTTGTAAGTGTTAAAACCTCTATCCCAGGCTTCACCGATATCTTCATACTGATGCTTTGAAGCTTCAAGTTCAGCCATCTTTTGTGTATAACTATTGACTGCATTTGTAATTCCTGTTGTGGATATATCAACACCTGGTATCTTATTCAACCATTCAATAGCTGTCTTAACACCTTCAACAATAGCCTTGATTACACTCCAAAAGCCAATCTGAATATTTATCCATGCATTTTGGAAAGCACCCATGACATTACTTGCACATGCCTTCAATACTTCCCAAATGCCAAGACCAAGATTTGCAAACCACAGTCCAACATTCTTGATTCCTGCCCAAATGGACAGACCCAAGTTTGCAAACCAAAGTCCTATGTTCTTTATGACTTCCCAAGCTGCAATTCCAAGGTTTGCAATCCACAATCCAAGATTTTTGAACAATGCGCCAAGCCAAAAGATTGCACCCATGATTTCTTCCGTAAACATAACAAACAAGACAACCAAGGCAATAAGTGCTGCAAGTATCCAAACAATAGGGCAGGAGAACAAAGCAGTATTAAATCCCCACTGTGCAGCAGTTGCTGCTATGGTTGAACCAGTCAATGCTGCTGTTACACCAATTGCAATGCCTTTTATTCCTGTATATCCTGCTTCGGCTGCTGCTGCAATTCCAACAGAAGCTGCATGAAGCAATGTTGCCACCTTCCAAACTGCCATTGCTGCAACTATACCCCAAATTATAGGTTCAAGGGTTGACCAGTTATCATATGCCCATGAACCAATTGAAGCAACCACATCAAAAATTTCAGTTGCTACCGCTGCAACAACAGTCAGTGCATTGGTAACCCCTATGACCATTTTGTTGAATTTCTCATTATTTGCCACTTCATTCAGTCTTTTTAGTATCGGCTGAAATATCAATGATGCCTGATTCTTGATAGAAGTCCAAACCTGTCCAAAGGTCATTGGCATGTCGTTGAACCGTTCTTCAATTTCATCAGCGGAACTGAACAATGCAGCTTTTATGACATCAGCAGTCAGCAATCCTTCTGATGCCCATTCCTTCATTGTTCCTTTTGCACCTTTTACTTTGACCATATAATCTTCAATTGCTTTGGCAAGCAATGGCGCATTTTCAATGATGCTTCTATATTCATCACCTTGCAGCCTTCCTGATGCCATTGCCTGTGTCAACTGATACATTGCAGAAGCTTGTTCCTGTGCAGATGCACCACCAACAATGAAGTTTTTATTCATCAACTCTTGGAATGCAATGATTTCATCATTACTGGTAAATGCTTTTCCTGCAAGCAATCCAAGCTTTGAAACAATGTCTATTGTATCTTGGTAATTCGCCCTTGCTCTTTGTGCAGAAGCAAATATTTTCTTTTCCAGTTCTTCAACAGAACCACCATCACCCACAATCAAGGATAATCTTGCTTCGGATAAAGCCATTGTATCAGACAAGTCCAATGTCCTTACAACTGCTCTCCATGACAAGTATGCAGCAGCAGCTTTTTTTATAGATGACAACAGTTTATTGCTGTGAGAAACACCAGTGTTCAAAGATTGATTGAACTTTTCCTGTTCTTCGGTGTTTCTTCTGATGTTTTCCACCACTTCATTCAGTTCAATATTAGCAGCATTGATTCTTTCCCTTACACCGTCAAGTTCCGCTGCATCAAAAGCCGAATTTGCTTTATTTTCAATAGCTTCAAACGCACTGACGGTCATGTTCAATGCTTGTGTTATATTCATCAGTGGGGAAGTCATCATATCCGTCAGCCTTATAGCTGTTTGAATAGTTGCCACATTCAATCACCTGCCTTTCTTGTCAAAGATTATCACTTTCTTTTTCTTGCCTTTTTAATTTTTTCAGCTTCGGCTTTTTCAGCTTCCATTTTGATTTTTATGGATGCAATCACAAAAGCTTTTTCCTGTGGGTCAAGGTTGACGAATTCAGAAGGTAACATGTGCAACCTATGCAAACAATAATGTGCAAAGACTGCATCACTGTCACCTTCTTCAATTAGTTTTTTGCTTCTTCAACCTTTTCTTCCAGGGTTGTATTAAAACCGTTGAATTCCTGGATGAATGCAGCAAAGTCATTGTATTCACCAGGGTCATCAATCATTTCTTTCAAAAGTTCTTCGGGGGTCTTTACCCCATAGCTGTCCTGCAATTCAGCATCATAAAGATTTGGATGCACAATGGATGCAACCATTATCTTTGCAAGGTATAATGAAGTGTTCAACTTCGGTCTGAACATTCCTGGTTTACCTTTCACAGGAACTTCAACCATGCAGGATTCACGAATATCTTCGCTTTCTTTTGTAGTCAGTGGTTTGATTTCCCAAAGCAGGGGATTCCCATTTTCATCACAAAGGGATTTGGTTGCAGGGTAAGTTGTATTTTCTCTGACTTTCTTATTCTGTTTCAAAAACAGTTTCAAATTTGACATAATATCCACCTTTCTTTCAATGTTAATGATTAAAAATGCCCCCTGGATGTTCGCACAAGACCGAACTATCCCAAGGGGCATTATACTTGTGTTTTTATACCATACCATCAAGAAGTTTGAATGTTTCAGGCATCTTAAAGTCCTCAAAGGTGAAGTCAATATCTTCATCCAGGTATTCACCATCAGCATCAAACTTTGCAAGGATACCCCCATCAGTGTTGCAGTCAAGAAATACAATGGTCTGCCTTCCTGCTGCACTTGTCGGGTCATCATTGGTGACCTGAATTTCAAAATAAACATCTTCACCAGTGTCCTTGTACTTCTGCAAAAGGGTTCTCAAAACTGACTGGTTGTAATGTGCAGTTGCAGAACCGCTGCCTTTCCAACCAGTTGCCTTATTCCCAACACCAGTCTTGCCCAGGATGGGAACTTCGGTCTTGTTCTTTTCAAATTTTGCTTCAAAGTTAATCATCTGCATGAAGTTGTATCTGTTGCCTTCAATGGTGATGAAGCATTCGGCAAGCTTTGCGGAAATCGCATCCTTGCCTTTCATAACTATGTTGTTAAGCATTGCAAATTACACCCCTTTCCTTACTGCACAATGCAGGTCATATAAAGCTGTGTCATTGTGTTCACAATGGTCACAACATCATTGACCACCACTGATTTCTTTGTATTTCCCTGTGTGACAGACACATCAGAATCACTGAAATTTTCAATTGCTCTGATAGTCTGCAACTGTTCATGATGCTTCACGATATCTGCCCAAAGGCTGATTCTGCCTGATGCATCATTCGGAACAACACCCAGGTATTTTGTATTGAACAAGGTTGCAATGTCATTTGCAATTTGGTCAATAACTCTGATGGTCTGATTGTCTTTGAATACATCACCTTTGTCAGCAGTTGTGGTAACAAGGCAGTTGATATCTTCAAGCACTCTAACCGAATCACCCACAGCATGGAATATAAATTTTCCTGCAAGCAAGGCTGCTTCCAGTTCAGTCTGTGTATAGTCCACATCAACTGTACATTCACCATTGTACTGCCTATTGGTTAAGGACTTGTTGATTGCACATCCTGCCAAAGCACCACCAACCCAGTAAACCAATTCAGGTGTGTCATTGTTTTCAACAGAAACAACACCTTCATAATCGGGTGTAGTGTACCTATGAACAACACACTGGAACTTGATGCCGACTTCATCACGCATACGCTTTGTGAAATTGCTGTACAATCCTTTTGTAGTTTCATCAGTAGAATCACAAATCAGTACATTGAAAGCATAAGCTTCCAAAGCACCAAGTGCAGTTGAATGGTCTGAACCAGTTATGGTTGCATTCGCACCGCCTGCCAAAGATGTTCCTGCTGTATTGTCAAGTGCAACATCATCTTTCCAAACAACAAAATCATTGTCAGCAAGTGCAGTTGTCTTGCTTGCTGTCACAACCGTCTGACTATCAACAAGTTGACTGCCAACATAGGTCTTGACATCAGACTTA